ACCCAATATGGACGGTTCAAATATCTTGGTTATTGGCACTGGTTACACGGTTGGTGATGTAATATTGGTTAAGGTATCCAATGACACCGTTGGTACACTACCTTTAAATCAAAATACAACACCAGTACCAAACCTATGGTATAAAATACAATCATTAACGACCACAAACGATGTTAATGATACGGCAATTTTAGATAGGAATCTACCAAACACTAATTCTAGTATTTCCGACTCACAATTTATAGTTTATACTGGTGGTGAAGTTTATGGTAATTTCGGTTTTGAGGAAACCACACCATACTGGAACAGTAATACATTATCATTTGCTGGGTCAAGTGAAATATCATCTGGTGATGTTGCAGTTTGGAATATGAATAATGTGTGGTGCGAAAACTTAGTAGGTATGACAGGTACTAGTGTTAATAATTCGGTATCAACACCTAATGAGAATTTTAGTAAATTTGGTTCTAATGGTTTTTTAGGTCAAAAGTATCCATATTTAGGATATTCATGTAATGAAAATAGTGGGGCTAATAGTGGTGTATTAGATGAATGTAATTCACTTGGACAGTCGGTAAAAGATAGGACTAAAAAATCAATATCAATATTACATTACACAAATAACACTATATCCAACTTTTATGGTGAGTATCTATTCATTGACGGTGATAAAAATAAAAATTTAATATTACGTCTTCCAGATATTATGTATCATAGAAGAGATTTTACAAGTGAAAATGGTACATTAATGGGAATGGATTTTATAGCTAGTGGGGATACTAAATTTATAGATAATTCAGATATCAAATATATTGAATTAGTTGAATATGGAACTTTGGTTAGTGGAACCCCTAGAGTTGTAGGTAAAGTATTCCCACAATTAAAGACCGTTATTTTCGATGATGATGAAATTATTGCGGCAATGTCCTATAAATCAAATAGAAATTGGACATTACCATCATTAAGTGCCAACCTAATAACCTCAAATTTGGGGTCTGGTTCAGGTGTTTTAGCTGCTAAAAAAACAATGTATATTACATATAGTTTCGAGAACTCCACAACCAACGGTTTAGGTACGACACTACCATGTCAATCATACGCTAAAATATACAACTCAACGTCTAGTAGTAAAGATGTTCAATTTAAATTGAACGATATCGATTTGCTACCTTACATGAGAAAAGAAGAAAAAGTTGGGTATGATGGTCTTGGTTTCTCAGCAAGGGAGTTCAAGGTATTATATCAAATAGTTGATGATGTAACGGATAGACCAAAATCAGATGCTTGGAAAGTTTACGATTACACCAATACAAATATAACCGATGCGGTCGGTGAAACTATAGACCCAATTAAATTAGAAAATCAAAACCCAACGGTAAACGGATTCTTAATTGATAGTGTGGTTGATACTTCAGCCACTATATTCAGCATTATGACATCTTTAAACATGCCAGCGAATACAACACCAGAAGTTTTACAATTTGGTGATGAACGATTTTTCTACGGTAATTTGGAAACATATATTGGTGCAACGATTTATAAATCTATATTCAATATAGATATTTCTGCCGATGACTTTAAAACCACTGGTAACCCAAGTAGGTCCAATGCTGCGGTTAATCCACCAGATATTAGAGTTACCGAAGTAGGTATATATGATAATACTGGTGATTTAGTTATGATTGGTAAATTAAGTAAACCAGTAAAATTAACATCTGGAAATACTATCATGGTTGAGTTAAGTATCGACTTTTAATAGTATATAAGAATAATATAAATAATGATTGAACTAAGAATATACTTTTAATATGGGATTTTTAAATAACACACCTTCGATAGAATTAAAAGCCAAACTTACCCCAAAAGGTAGAATAGGTTTAATAACAAATGATAATAATCTTATCACCTCATTTAGTTTGGGGGATTCGGATAGTTATTATTCTGTTTTTTCTGGCCTAACTGGTGGACAAGTTCCACAGATATCTGGTAACTATTATGGTGCCGACACCAATAATGGTGGAATCGATTACGTATTAAAAAGTGTACTAAAGTTTAATTCGACTACACTTAGAAAACCAATTGAAACGCAATCAATAAATGTTTCTTCATTCCCTCAATCACTTGGGTATAACGATTTATATTTTTCCGCTGGAACTTTTTCACAACAAATTGTGGATTTAAAAGACCTAAATAGTGATTCATTAGTTAATTTATTCTATTCATTTAACTTACCGATAAGTGATTCTGATTTTATGAGATTTACTGGTACTACATTCCAAAATGGTGGATTTTCAAATACCGCATTAGGTGGACTAGCTACCGATAAGATATTGGTAATAGGTATCGATGGTAGTGAGTATAGTGAATTAATCGATGGTAAAAGTATTAAGTTATCGTTGGAGACCAGTATTCAACCATATGAAGTTTATTCAACTTACGAAAGAAAAGGTATCTCATTAACCAACGAAGATTCAGCTGTAACCGATTCATCGACCAATGTTGCCAATTTTGGACCTAACAGGGTTTTATTATTCAGTGATGATGTAAAAAGACCTAACGGTAACCCATTATTAAGTTGGGCCACTGGATATGCACAAAATAAACCATTTAGTGTTAACGGTAAACAATTATTTAATTATAGGGGTAACGTCAACACGAGCACAACCCCAGATGAGGCAATAGGTATCGCATATTTGGATAAGGGCTTTATTGTTATTACCCACCCAGACATTGTAGATAACTTCGTATTAACTGGGTCAACCTCTAGTGCAACTACAATTAGTTTCAATACTATTAGAAACAGAGTATCACAATCAATTACCTGTATTGCCAATAGGGGTGAATTCGGTGTATCGACAAACCCTACCTGGGCTACTTCGGATGTACCTAGAATTACCGAGATAGGTCTTTACGATTCCAACAATACTTTAATTGCCATTGGTAAATTAAATCGAACATATGATAAGCCTGTGGATGATTTTGTTGCTTTTAATATAACTATTGATTATTAATCCTTTACTATTTATAAAAATTGTTTTATTATTATATTAAATTATAAATAAGCTATGGAAGATAATAAAAATAACCTAATATTAGGCCTGGATGTTTCAACAAAAACGATTGGAATTGCTTTGTTCGAGGATTTAGGTAAGAGTGGTAAATTAAAATTACTTCACCATGTTACACCTAACGTAAAACCAAAACCAGAGAGTAATATTCAAATGTTATTTGAAAAGGCTAGAATATTCGATGAAGAATTTTTAAATAAATATAGTAATGTAGGTATAACTAAAGTTATAATCGAAGAGCCTCTTTTACGTTCAAATAACGTAAACACCGTAGCAACCTTACTTAGATTCAATGGTATGATTGCCAGGGCAATATATGATACACTTGATATTGTTCCAGAATTTATTTCATCTTACGATGCTAGAAAATTCGGTATACCCGAATTAATGGGCATTAGAAAATTTAATAAAAAGGGTGAACCATATAGTGAAAAAGAAATCTCCAAGAAAGAACCAGTATTATTTGGCGGTTATGATTGGGAAGTCGATAAAAAAATGGTCGTTTGGGAAAAAGTTGCGGATTTAGAACCACAAATCACTTGGTTACATACAAGAACAAAAACCTTAAAAAAGGAAAATTTTGACATGAGTGATGCTTATATCACAGTTATAGGCTATATGAATAAAATTGGTGTGTGGGTTAAATAATAACACACATATATAAATCTTTTCTCACCTAAATCGGTATTTTACCCACTTTCTATATATTTATAAATAAAGTTATGGGGGATAAAATAGTTAGAAAGTTATCTAAAACACCATTATGTGGTGTGTATCAGATAGAAAACACAATTAATAATAAAAAATATATTGGCCAATCAATTGATATAGAGAGGCGATGGAATCAACATCGTTATGGTAAAGGTAGTATTATATTAAGAAATGCTATAAATAAACACGGTATTAATAATTTTGAGTTTACAATTCTAGAGTCTATACCAATTGGTAATAGAGATAAAATGATTGATGAACTAACCTTAATTGAAGAAAAATGGTTATCTAAGGAGAAACCTTTTCTAAGAGAAAATGGTTATAATATAAATAAAAGCGCAAAAGTGAATATACCAATTGAAAGACCTGAAGGTTATGGTGAAATGATTAGTAAAATAAAAATTGATAATAATCATTGTGGTAAAGCTACAGTTCAATACGATTTAGAAGGTAATTTAATTAAAGTGTGGAAATCCGCTGCACAAATAGAAAGAGTATTAGGGTTTAAGGCTGAAAATATTTCAGCATGTTGTTTAAGAAAAAACAAAAGTTCTAAAGGGTTTATCTGGAGGTTTAAATGGGATTTGGTATCCAAATATGATATTATAAATTTAAAAATTAAAAAAGGTGCATCTAAAACAATAGAACAGAAAACGTTAGATGGTAAAGTTATTAGAGTTTTTGATTCACTAACCGCAGCTTCTAATTTCACCAACATACATTATACATATATTAGTAAAGTTTGTACTAAAAAACAAAAAACGGCTGGCGGTTTTAAATGGTCCTACCATGAGTGATAGTTACTTATGTGTTATTGGTTATATACAAAAAAATGGTTATTGGCCTATAAACTAAGTTCCTATTGCAAATATGGATTAATTTTCATATATTTGCAATATGGACAATATTTTAATTAATTTATTTAGGGGATTTTTAGGTGAATGCCACAGTCACAATGATGACAGTGGTCAATATTCATTTATTAACCACATTCCAAATTGTTGATTTACTAATATTAAATAAATCAGCTAATTTTCTGGTTGAATAATAACCAGTTTTATATAGATTTATAATTTCTTTTTTAATTGTATCAGTTAATTTAGTTTTTTCATTTGAAGAAAAATACACCCACTTAAACCCAATACATATTTTAGTTCTACCATTACAAACTGAACTAATTCTAGATGGGTCGATATTATAATTATTAGCTGCATCAGTTAAACTATCCCATAGTTTAATTGTATTACCATCAGTATCTAACTGGTAAACTTTTCTTTTATTTAACGCTGGTTTACCTTTTTTTATGTTGGATAATTTATTTTTAGTTTCACTTGAATGACCAACCCCAGTTTTAGTTTTTATAAGTTTAATTATAGTTTCACTATAATGTTTTTCACCAGTATGTGAAATGGACATCATTTTTTTAGTTTCATCAGAATGTTTATTACCTAAGTTATATTTATTACCCTTATGAATTTTAGATAATTTCATTTTTGTTTCGTCTGAATGCTTAAAACCTAACATGTTATTAGCAAAGCCACATATATTATATGTTTTATCTTTATCAAATGGTTTCATAACATCTAAATGATATTGTTCACGTATTAATAGGTCGGTAACATTTTCAATAATTTCGATTATATTAAACTCAAAATTATTTTCACCATATTTGTTCCAAGATTTTTGCAAATAATCATTATCATGAATACCCTTTCTAAGTGTACGTTTATGGTCATACCATCTTTTAGTTATATTAATTGAACTACCAATATAAAATTTACCGTTTTTTATATTTATTATCCTATATATACCTATTTTATTCATTTTCTTTTATATGTGTTTCTAACAACTCCCCAATTAATTTAGATTTATTATTTGTGATTTTATTTAACTGGTCATTTAAGTCTTTATCCAAAGTTATACTAACTTTTATTTTCTTATCACTTTCATTTAATTTTGGTCTTCCCATATTATATCTTTATTAATAAATATCTATAAAAATAATAAAAATAGCTTTTTTATAGCATTTTTAAAAAAAAAGTTATATATTTGTAAACATGGATAATATCATACTTAACATATTTAGAAGTTTTTTAGGGGAGCCACATGAACACAATGAAGAAAGTGGTCAAACAAGTTGGGATTGTCCAGCTTGTGCTGAGGATAAGGGACTTCCTATGGGTCAAGGTGATGGTAGACATAAATTAGCGATTAATTATAAACGTGGTATATTTAAGTGTTGGGTTTGTAACTACCAAAACAACATGTACGGTAAAATACCTAAATTAATCAAACGATACGGTAATAAAAAAATACTAAAGGATTATTTATTACTTAAACCAGAGAATGATTATCAACCGAACCTAAATGATATACAAGCAACGGTTGTACATTTACCCGATGGCTTTAAAAAACTTAGTGAGTGCACTGGTAGTGAGTATAAATATTCACACGCATATTATTATCTAATAGATAGAGGATTTACTGATGAAATAATTAAAGAATTTAATATAGGTTTTACTACTTATGGTAAATTTAGGAACAGGGTCATAATCCCATCATACGATGAGGTAGGTGATTTAAATTATTTCGTTGGTAGGGCTTGGGACGATTTCAATAAACCAAAATATAATAACCCAGATGCTGAAAAACAAGCGATTATCTTTAATGAGGATAAGATTAATTGGGATTCTACAATATATTTGGTAGAAGGAGCCTTTGACCATATAGTAATTCCAAACTCAATACCTATACTGGGTAAAAATTTAAGTGTTAGAGTTAAACAAATGATATTAACCAAGTCCAGAGCGGATATTGTAATATTATTAGATGAGGATGCCTACGATGATGCTATTAGAATTTATAAAGAACTTAATGTTGGTGATTTATATAATAAGATTAAGTTATGTACTCCACCGTATAAAGAAGACCCAGCTTCTATTTTTAAAAATGAAGGTAGGTCTGGTATTATAAAATTATTAAAAACTTCTAAAAGGGTTCCAGAAATTGAGTTATATTAAAAATCGTCATCGTAACCAAAATCAAAATCATCATCAGGTAAGCCGATTAAATCTTCTTCACTATCACTACTTAAGAAAGGTGTTTTACTTATAATTTTAGCCCCTAAACCTCTATTTTTTAAAGTTATTTCTTTTTCATTCGGAAATTCCATTCTATTTCTTATTGTGGCATCTACATCTATTAAGTTCTTGGGTGATTTAACTATAAGTAGAACAGGTTCACCACCACCAACATGACTTTTCTGACTGTGACTAGATGATAAATCTTTATCACTTAAAACATAGTGTGAACCTATATGTTTTGTATCAATACTTTCTATACTACTAACAAATACTACTCTATATAAAGTAATAGTTTGAGGTAATTTATTAAGTATATATAAAATATTTTCCAATGCCCTTTTTGCTAAGTTTGGGTTACTAAATGAAGTCTTAAGACCCAATTTTATATATTCATTTCTTAAATCATTTGTGATAGCATCTTCATTTAGAGTATATTCATCCTTTGTAGCATCTGAAACGTGATGATATTCTAAATCTTCCCTTAACCTTTGTTTTATATAATTTTTCATGTATTATATTTTAATATAAATACTTGATATAATAGATAAAAATTAGTATATTTGCCTAAATACGTATAATTATGTTGGATTTTTATTTATTAGATTTGCTAGGTAATGCCGATAATGGAAAATGGTCCGTTATCGAAAATAGGTTGATTAGACTGGATAATCAGGATAAAGAGTTATATTTTTATGAAATCACCAACACACACCACACATCCTTTATACAGGATACCGCAAACTATATTTTAGACTTAACAACGTTTAAGTTAATTGATAATGGTATTAAAGTGCCATTGAATATAATATTCAGATATAAGTTATATGATAAGATTATTACAGTGTTCGATGAATTTAATGATGAAAAAGAGGTAGATAATCGCCCAAATTATTTGTCTTATACTACTACCAAACGTAAACCAAATTGTAATACTAGCTCACCTGTTGATATAGGTCAAAGTTATAAAGAAAGATATAGTGGAAGGTATATTTGGCCCTCACGTAGTACAAATGAGGTGGATAATTCGTTGACAATTAAAAAAGAAATGAATTTTAATAAATCAATCCCACAACATAAGATTAATAGAATATTACAATTAATTAGTAAGAATGAAAAACGAACCAAATACCAACTATAAAGCCGAGTTATTAAAGATAGGTGAGGAAATAAGAAATATAATTACCGAAAAACAAAAAGAACTTGAATTAACGTTTGTTGAAGATACCCACACTTATCATATTAGAACAAAAGAGGGTGACATGACAACTAAATTTCCATCGGTATCAACTGTTATTAAACAATTCTACAATGAGTTTCCAGCACTTGAAAAATCATTCGATATGTGTAATGGTGATATATTTGAACAAGACAAACTGTTAACCGAATGGAGGGGTACAGCGGATTATGCTAATTCTAAGGGGTCTAGGGTACATTATTTATTAGAAATGGACCTACTGGCCCAATATGGTTCTTATAAGGACGTTAGAAAGCCCATATTCGATTGTAATGAAGACCAGATTAACGATGGCAATGCCATGATTGATGCTGGCCATAATTTTATAAGATTGATGCATAGGCGAGGTGCGGTTTTATTGGATACGGAAATGGTGTTGGGTAGTAACGAATTAAAGTATACTGGGCAACCAGATAAGGTATGGATAATGTTCGATGGTGAGGGTAATTTGGGTTTCATAGTCACCGACTGGAAATCGAATAAGCCTAAAAATTTCGAGGTACATTCATATACGGAAGCTATGTTACCTCCGTTTGAAGATGAAATGGATACGTCCTTAGGGCACTATAAAATACAATTACCACTATATGCCAGATTAATATTGGATATGTTAAAAGGTACAAAATATGAGGATATTAAATTATTTGGTTGTATTATTGTTCATTTATCGGCTGAGGGAGTTTATAAAGAATTTAGAGTATCTAGGGATTTTATAAATATAGTGTTAACAATGCCACCATTACCTAGAATTAAAGAGGTGATGAAAAAGAAAAAAACTGATTTAATAGCCGAAGAAGATAGGGTTAAATTACTAAAAAGTAGATTATAATGGTAAAAAAAATAATACATATGGCCGACATTCACATCAGAACATACAAAATGCATTCTGAATATGGTGAAGCCTTTAAGACAACATTAAAGGAGATTAGGAAATTAGTCGAAGGTTATGAAAGAGATGAAATTAGAATAGTTATCGCTGGTGATTATGTTCACCAAAAAATAACCATATCTAATGAATTATTAATGCTAGGGACCTGGTTCCTTAGAAAGTTAGATAAAATAGCACCAGTTGTTATAATTGCTGGCAATCATGATTTGTTAGAAAATAACAAGGATAGGTTAGATAGTATCACACCTATGGTTAAGTTGTTACCTGATTGTAAAATACAATATTATAGAGATACTGGGTGTTTTGAAGACGGAAACATAGTTTGGTGTGTTTATTCTATTTTTGAGGAAAATAGTAGACCAGATATTGAATCCGCTAGACTTGAATTCGGTGATGATAAAACATATATCGGATTATATCATGCACCATTAGCTGGCGCAACTACGGATATAGGTTATAAATTCGATGAAGCGCAATCATTGGAACATTTTGATGGTTGTGATATGGTTTTATTAGGGGATATTCATAAAAGAAGTTGTTTTTATAATATTGAAAAAAAAGAAATTTATGAATCAGAATTAGAAAGGTATGAAAAAATGGGTTGGGTTATGGATGAATAACATCTTTTCACGTTTGTTGTTATATTTATTATTAAATAATAATACAACAAAATTTTAGATATGTATAAAAAATGTGAAAAATGTGGTAACGAATATAACGCTAAACGAAAGGCACAAAAATATTGTACCAGAAAATGCCAATATAATAGTTATAAAAAAGATAAAATAGAGAGAGTTAAAACCGTATGTTTATTTTGTAAGGTTGAATTTAACACATTACCGAATAAACTTAAAACTGGTAAATCTAAATATTGTTCAAGAAAATGTAAGGATGAACATCAAAAAGAAGTTTACTTAAAAGAAGGTAATCCAGTTTATAATAATAAACATACTGATGAATGGAAGGTATGGAATTCGAATAGAATGAAGGGGTTATGGATTAATGAAAATCATAGAGATAATGTTAAATTAGGTCAAGAGCGATTTTTTGAAGAAAATGGATTTTGGTGTGGTTCTGATGAAAAATCGTTAGAGAAACGAGAAAATACTTTATTACGAAAATATGGTGTTAAAAATATATCAGAAATAGATATGTATAGAACTAAAGCTGATAATACTTGTATAAAAAAATATGGTAAAACTGCGTTTGAGTTATTATTAATGGCTAATAAAAACAATAAAGGGACTAGCATTGAAATTAAAATTGGTAAGTTATTAATGGAACAAAACATTAAATTTGAGACACAATTTGAAATTAGTTATAATAAAATAAATTTTAGGTCTTATGATTTCTACTTAAATGAATTTAATTTATTAATTGAAGCCGATGGCGATTATTGGCATAGCAACCCAAATAAATATGATGATAAAATATTAACAGAGGTTCAGAAAATAAATAAAAAAAATGATGAATTTAAAAATAAATTAGCTTATAAAAATGACTATAATTTGATTAGATTTTGCGAAACCGATATTAGAAAGAAAAATTTTAAATTCAAATTATTTAACGAAATTAAAAAATATGGAAAAAAAGATTAAAATTAAAAAAATAGTCCCAATGTGTTTTAGCAGTAGCCTAATACAACAAAACTTTGGTGAGACTGTTAATAAACATGGGTTTTTATTCTGGGATGTTGAATCTAGGACATATACCGAGTGTGACATAGAGACCGATTTTGGGTTCTACCAATTTAAGATAAACTCGCTGGATGATTTAGATAATAATGTTGAAGTTTTAACAAATATATAAGATGGAATTACACGAATTAATAACATTTTTATTATCTTTGCCAGATGAATTTAAAAAATATAAAATAGTAAATGGTGAGTTTGGTAAAATCGATGAAGATTATTTCTATAGGGTTGATAAACCTATATTAAGTATTGAAATTGATGAAAATACAAAAGAAATAGTGTTTTTAGATAAAACCAATGAAAAAATTAATAAAGATGGAGATACCTAAGGACTTAAAAGATGAAATTTGGGAATATTGTAAAGTAAACGATATTCCGAATATTAGTGAATTTAATCTTAAAATAATTAAACAGGGGTTTACTGCTGAAAAATACGGTAGCACACCATTTAAAACTAAAGAGGTTATTGTTGAAAAAGAAGTTATTGTCGAAAAAGAAGTTTATGTTGAAAAAGAAGTTTATGTTACCGATGATGAAGCCAACACCAAATTAAATAGTCAAATAGTTGAATTACAGTTAAAGTTTGACAATCAAACCATTGATTTAGTCGAAATCACTAAAGAGCGAAATGTGTTAAAAACTAACGTTGAAGCACTTGAAAAAGAATTAAAGTTATTAAAGGATAAAAATAAAGATATTTATGGTGAATAATAATAGTATAGTCGTACCAGCAAATGGTAAGATAAAGGTATATTGGAATGATAAACCTGAACATTATTCTAGAGAAGCTAGAAATAAGGTTAGGAAATTCTTCTCAACGAAATATGGTATTCCATCGCAAAATGTAAATGTGATATATCAACCCGTTAAAGTTAATAGGGATGGTGAGACTATACAAATAGAAGGTGGTAGTATAGACAATATAATGACCATTAAATATCAAAGGGAATTATTTAAAGAATGGTTAAGTAGAGAAAATAAAGATGTTGATTTTAATAGATTAATTGATTTAGATAATAAAGTTAATGCTGAATTAAATATTGAATTAGAGGATAAATTACACAGAAAATATAAAATCAAATGGATGATGTTAAACAACTTCCTATCCTTTGGTGAAAATAATTTCTTTCCCGTTGACAGGTACCAGGGTTTAACCGTTGTTAACTCAGACCCAGCAAACCAAGGCGGAAAATGTATTAGGTACAACACTAAAATTAAAATTAAGTATAATCTCGATGAAATAGAGAAAAAACTGGGTTTTATACCCGAAGAATTAAAATAATTATTTAAACCTCTTTACTTCCCTGATTAAACGGTTATATTTATATATAAATAATTTAATTATGGGAAAAGTATATAAATTTTCAAAAGTGGAGTTAAATGATATTGTTAAAATGTATGTTAATGAATTTCAATCAACAAATAATATCGCTAAAAAATATAATGTTGATACTGGTGTTATAATAAAAAGATTAAGGGATAATAAAATTAAAATTCCTAAGCGCTCTGCATATTCCAAAAAATATTGGTTAGAAAGGGG